AATTCGCATGACTACATGACTACATGACTGACGCCCTGAAAGCCTTATTCTATAAGGGTTTGCAGGTCGCATAGCCCTGTAAGCCTTATGGCATAAGGGTTTGCGGCAGATTGCTTAAAAATTAAGCAGCCACCCCCCAGGGCCAGGGGGAACGGCCATATGTCACCGGTGGTGTTGCAAACAATTTTTTATTTTTTACTAAAATTTTGCTAATATTCGCCTTATGTTCCATAGCTATCCGTACGAACCTCGCAAGCTCGAAGCCACCGAAGTACGGCTCGAAGCCATTAAGCAAGCTGCCAAGCTCGGCTTGAAGGGTGATGCGTTAGCGATTGCGGCTGGAATGTTGCCTACTGAGTATCGGCAGTTGTGCCAAATGGATCCGGCTGCCGAGTTTGCTGAACTACAAGGGAGAGCCGAAGGTGAAATTGAAGCCAGTCGACAGTTGCACGCTGCTGCGGCAGGCGGTGACGCAAAAGCCGCCCTCGCCATCCTCCAGCACCAGCACGGATGGGTGGCCAAACAGCAGCTTTCAATCGATGTTGAACAGCGTATATCTATCACCGCCGCCCTCGAAGAAGCCAACAAGCGCGTCATCGATGGTGTGTTCACTGACATCACCGCGCCCAAAGAACTAAGTAATAACCCTGAGTTTCACGGGAAACCTTTAAATTCACTAGCTAAAGAACCCAAAGCAGCGTAATGTTGACCATACTCGGCGCAATCGCTGTAATTGTCTTAGCTAACCTTTTTATTGATTGGCTATTTGACTGATGCAAACCACAATCTATAGTGCGCAAGACGAACAAGAGTTGATGGCGCGGCTCTGGTCGCCCATTATTAAAGACAACCCATTAGCGTTCGTGTTGTACGCGTTCCCGTGGGGCAAGCCTGGCACACCGTTGGAACACTTTACTGGCCCACGCAAATGGCAGCGAGAGGTCTTGCAAGATCTTGCCGAACATATCAAACAGAATAATGGCAAGGTGGATTTTGATACGTTCCGCATGGCGACCAGTTCAGGTCGTGGTATTGGTAAGTCAGCGTTGGTAAGTTGGCTCGTTATTTGGATGCTCTCCACCCGCATCGGCTCGACCACCATTGTGTCGGCGAACAGCGAAGCGCAGCTGCGCTCGGTCACATGGGCGGAGATTACCAAGTGGCTCAGTATGGCCATGAACACGCATTGGTTCGAGGTGAGCGCAACCCGCGTGATGCCAGCCAAATGGCTAACGGAACTGGTTGAGCGTGACTTGAAGCTCGGCACTCGCTACTGGGGTGTGGAAGGTCGACTGTGGTCGGCTGAGAACCCTGACAGTTACGCGGGTGTGCATAACTTCTCGGGTGTGATGTTGGTGTTTGACGAAGCCTCGGGTATTGACGACTCGATCTGGTCGGTGGCGAGTGGCTTCTTTACGGAAAACACACCGAATCGCTTTTGGTTGGCGTTCTCGAACCCACGGCGTAATAGCGGGTACTTTTACGAGGCGTTTCATTCCAAGCGGGACTTTTGGAAAACCAAGATCGTAGACGCCCGTACTGTAGAAGGTACAGACAAGGCGGTCTATCAGCAGATTATTGATGAATACGGCGCTGACTCTGCCCAGGCGCACGTGGAGGTGTTCGGTGAGTTTCCAAACGCCAGCGACGATCAGTTCATTGGCGCTCATGTGGTCGATGAGGCGATGGAGCGGGAAAAGTACAAGGATATGTCCGCACCCATCATCTTGGGCGTGGATCCAGCACGATTTGGGGCGGATTCGACCGTTATTGCGGTGCGTCAAGGGCGCGACATCATTGCGATCAAGCGCTTCAAAGGCGACGACACGATGGAAACGGTGGGGCGCATCATTGAGTGCATCGAGGAATATAAGCCAGCGCTCGTCAACATTGACGAAGGTGGCCTCGGCGCTGGGGTGGTCGACCGGCTAAAAGAGCAGCGCTACAAGGTCAAGGGCGTGAACTTCTCGAACAAGTCCAAAAACATGATGATGTATGGCAACAAACGCGCTGAGATGTGGGGCGACATGAGGGAGTGGCTGCGCAGTGCGAGCATACCGAAGGACAGAACGCTCAAGACCGACTTGATCTCACCACTAATGAAGCCCGACAGTAAGGGCGCCATATTCTTGGAAAGCAAAAAAGACATGAAGGCGCGTGGTCTTGCGTCACCCGACGCTGCGGATGCCATCGCACTCACATTCGCGTACCCCGTAGCACATCGCGAATATGTTGACAAGCGTCCCGTTCGGTCTTATTCTCAGCATGGAATCGTTAACTCTTGGATGGGAGCGTAAATGGCTACAAAAAAATCGCATGACAAACCCATCCCCCGCACGACTACGGGCAAAGGTCGCAACTACAAATCAACTGCTGAAGGTGCAGGTATGACCGCAGCAGGGCGAAAGGCCTACAATGCGAAAAATAATGCAAATCTTAAAGCGCCTGCTCCAAACCCTAAGACAAAAGCTGACGCAGGGCGCAAAAAATCATTCTGTGCAAGAATGTCAGGAGTCGTCCGTAACGCAAAAGGCGACGCCCCGCGTGCGAAAGCCGCGCTCAAAAGCTGGAACTGCTAAAAGGAAGAAAACAATGGCGACTAAACCTGGTCTTTACGCAAACATTCACGCTAAACGCAAGCGAATTGAAGCCGGAAGTGGCGAGAAAATGCGCAAAGTAGGCGCAAAAGGTGCGCCAACTGCCAAAGCGTTCAAAGAATCGGCTAAAACAGCGAAGAAAGCGAAATAATCATGCCGTTAAAAAAATCGACTAGCAAAGAAGCCTTCCGTCAGAACATTCGTGCCGAAGTAAAGGCTGGCAAACCCGTCAAACAGGCCGTTGCGATTGCGTATTCCGTCAAAAGAGCAGCTGCTAAACCCGCAAAAAGGAGCAAAAAATGAAATCCACCACCGAACAAATCCGTAAAGTTGAGGCTCGTCAGCCAAAAGTGAGCAACGGCGGTATGCCCTCACGCAATAAAGAAACATATCACTGCGATTCGCATGGCACGATCCCAGCAAAAGAAAATGTTAAGGCTGCGGTAAGCAGTGTGTTATCGAAAATTAAAAAATAATGGCAGATACATATAACAGCGACCCGTCTGGCATCAATAAGGCGGGGATCGTAGCCGCACGGGGTGGCCCCGAAGGTGATCCAGCCGATCAGCGTGACACATTAGCGCTCATGCGCCACCGCTACACGACCGCCATCGCTGCATACAGCGACAGTCGTGAAGATGAGTTGGACGATCTACGGTTTATGGCGGGTTCGCCCGACAATCAATGGCAGTGGCCAGCCGATGTGTTGGCTACCCGTGGTGCAGTGCAAGGTCAAACGATCAACGCCCGTCCATGCTTAACAATCAACAAGCTGCCACAGCACGTTCGTCAAGTAACCAACGAACAACGGCAGAATCGTCCGTCAGGCAAGGTCATCCCTGCCGATGATAAAGCCGATGTAGCGGTTGCGGAGATATTTGATGGCATGGTGCGTCATATTGAGTACATGAGTGACGCCGATGTAGCGTACGACACCGCCTGCGAGAACCAAGTCACCTATGGTGAAGGCTATATTCGCATTTTGACGGAGTATTGCGACGACACTACCTTCGATCAAGACCTACGGATTGGTCGGATTCGCAATAGTTTTAGCGTGTATATGGATCCAATGTCGCAAGACCCCACTGGGGCCGATGCGCAATACGTGTTCATTACCGAGGACGTGTACAAAAAAGACTACGAACGGATGTTCCCCAACGCTTCGCCGATCAGCACCATCATGGCGAGTGGCATTGGCGACCAAAACTTAGCCCAGTGGCTCAGTGAGGACACCATCCGTATTGCTGAGTATTTTTATTACAAGATTGAGATGGCGACCCTCAACTTGTATCCAGGCAATATGAGCCATTTTGAAGGCTCACGCGAGGACAAAGAGATGAAAAAGATGGGGCTAAAGCCCATTCGTTCACGCCGCGTTGAGCGCAAAAAAGTCATGTGGATGAAAACCAATGGCTATGAAGCGCTTGAAGAACGTGAATGGGCAGGCAAGTGGCTGCCAGTCGTACGCGTGATCGGTAATGAATTTGAAGTCGATGGGCAGATTTACATATCAGGCTTGGTGCGTAACGCCAAGGATGCCCAACGTATGTACAACTATTGGACTAGCCAAGAAGCTGAAATGCTCGCTCTCGCGCCCAAAGCGCCGTTCATTGGATATGGCGGTCAGTTTGAAGGCTATGAGATGCAGTGGAAAACGGCCAACACGACAAACTGGCCGTATTTGGAAGTCAATCCTGACGTAACCGATGGCATGGGCGCCGTATTGCCATTACCGCAACGCGCCGCACCCCCACTACCCCAAACTGGCTTGATTCAAGCCAAAATGGGTGCAAGTGACGACATTAAATCGACCACAGGACAGTATGATTCAAGCCTTGGTGCGACATCGAACGAACGTTCAGGACGCGCTATCCTTGCCCGCGAGAAGCAGGGTGACACAGGAACCTATCATTATGTGGATAATTTGGCCCGCGCTATCCGTCATGTTACTCGTCAGTTGGTGGATCTTATTCCCAAAATCTACGACACGGAACGCATAGCTCGTATTGTTGGTCTTGACGGCGAAGTAGGCATGGTCAAGATCAATCCGATGCAACCCGAGCCTGTCAAAGAGATTCGTGACATGGAAACGGGCATTGTGATTGAAAAGATTTACAACCCTGGCGTTGGTAAGTACGACGTCGTAGTAACCACTGGCCCAAGCTACATGACCAAGCGCCAAGAGGCGATGGACGCTATGACCCAGTTGTTGCAAGCCAACCCGAACTTGTGGTCGGTTGCAGGCGATTTGTTCATTAAGAACATGGATTGGCCTGGCGCACAAGAGATGGCAGAGCGTTTTGCTAAGACGATTGATCCAAAACTGCTTGAAACGGATGACAAAGATCCTGCGCTACAAGCTGCTGAACAGCAGATTGGCGCCCTCCAAGCTGAATTGGATAACGTCTTTGGTATGTTGCAGAACGTCAATAAGTCGATTGAAGCGCAAGACATGGAGCGTAAAGAGTTTGAAGCCACCATTAAGGCGTATGACGCAGAAACTAAGCGTTTACAAGCAACAATGGCAGGCATGACCCCAGAACAGATCCAAGATATTGTGATGGGAACCATTAGCAGCATGATTACAAGCGGTGATTTGGTCGCAGCGATGCCAGACGATCGGGAAATGCCCGAAATGAATGAAGCACCAATGCAACCACCACCCGTTCCACCTCAAGGATTACCCCAATGAAAAAGTGCGCAGATTTCGTAGGAATGTTCTTTTTAGCCCGTGATGTTGCTCATTCTGTACACCTCAACACTCGCAGTTACGCTAAACATAAAGCGTTGCAAGAGTTTTATGAGGAAATTGTTGAGCTTGCGGATGGTTTTTCAGAAGCATACCAAGGCCGTCATGGATTGATTGGCCCCATCAGTTTAATGTCGGCTAAAAAAACAGCCAATATCATTGAGTTTTTAGAGGATCAACTTGCCGAAATTGAGTCGATGCGTTACGATGTTTGTGACAAAACAGACACGCCGCTACAAAATTTAATTGACGGAATTGTTGAGCTATATTTGTCAACATTGTATAAATTGCGCTTCTTAGCGTAAGGAGAAAAGAATGGATTTTTTAAACCCCCTAGCAGACGCTAATTACCCTGCGGATTCCGACAATACAGGCGCCGTGGCTGTTACTTTAGGCCCTTGGCCTCCAGGCGCTCAAGGCGTCATGGTCTGGTGTACGCAAGATGCGTATATTGCGGTCGGCGAAGGTGTAACGGCGACTTCGGCTAGCACTCCAATTCCAGCATACACCCCAATCCCATTCGTTGTGGCCAATACGGTTACGGCTCCTTGGCGTGTTAGCGCTTTGCGCGTTAGCACCGACGGTGTTGTGTACGCTAAACCGATCAATTTCAGATGAGTTGGGGCGGATTTTCCCGAGTTGGATTAGCCGTTGGGCTAGGGAATATTCTTTCGTATTTTTCAGGGTATGGTCGCGACCAAGAGTTCATTAATTTAGCGACCGAGAATAACGATAACCTCGTCCAAGAGGACGGCGGTTTTATTTTAGTTTAAGGACAGAATATGGCCGTTAACCTTTCTCCGTACGGCGGCGTAGGCGCACAGTTTTTTGATAACAGCGGTAATGTTCTTACTGGAGGTAAGATTTATACCTACCAAGCAGGTACAACCACACCGCAACCCACTTATACAACTAGCGTTGGTAATATTCCTCACCCAAACCCCATCATATTAGACGCTTCAGGTCGTGTACCTTCAGGCGGTGAAATTTGGCTAACAGATGGATTGGTTTATAAGTTTATTTTGCGTGATAGCAATGACGTATTAATTGCTACTTATGACAATGTTTTAGGAATTAATAGTAATTTTGTTAACTTTACAAATCAGCAAGAAATTCAAACTGCCACCGCCGGGCAAACTGTATTTGATTTAACCACAATGTCGTATCAACCAGGCACAAATAGCTTGACTGTGTTTGTCGATGGCGTAAATCAATATGGCCCAGGCGCCCAATATGCGTATGTAGAAACGGATAGTGATACCGTTACTTTTACAAACGGTTTGCACGTTGGCGCAGAAGTTAAATTTACTACTTCGCAACTAAATAGTTCCGCGTCTGCTAATACTGCGGCTCAAGTTGCATTTACGGGGTTTAAAAATCAAACTGGTAACGTACAAGATTTAGCAGGTAATGACGGCGCCGATTGGATTGGTTTTGAACCTGCAGGTACGGGGGCTGTTGCAAGGTCAGCACAAGACAAAATGCGTGAAACTGTATCTGTTAAGGATTTTGGCGCAGTTGGTGATGGAGTTGCGGATGATACCGCAGCTATTCAAGCAACCATTGATGCGCTTGTTTTAGCAGGTGGTGGCGCTGTTTTTATTCCTACCGGTCAATATAAAATAACGGATTCTATAAAAGTAACTAGCAATACCATTTCTATATATGGTGAAGGCGCAGATGCAAGCGTTATTCAAGCACTATCATGCAACGGTATAGAGATTGTTACGCCATCAGGCGACAGAAACACTCAATTTTTTGAAGATTTTTCCCTTGTTGGAGCTACAGGATCTACCGCAAACTGGGCAGCTATAGTGTCCATACTGCCTTCAGGCGGTACAACTGGAGTAGATTCGCGTGATGGATTGCATTTTAATAGACTTAAACTTTTTGATTGGAACCAAGGTTTTTTAATTTCAGACACATGGGAATCATCCATTCAGCTATGTAAGTTTCAAAAAGTAACTAATCCAATTGAATTCGGTACTTATTCAATGGTTTGGCGAGTTTTGAATAACTTTATGATCTATGAGAATGGCGATAGCCACGGCGGTTCTGCAGACGCGTATGGTATTAATTTTACTGGCGCCGTTGCTGAAGGGGTGATAATTCAAAACAATCAATTTTTTGGTTTTGATCGCGGCATCAATTCACCAGCAACAACAAATAACATATTTTTAAATGTAGTAGCTAATGATTTTTCTACGGTTGAATATTGCGTTGTAGTAGGAACCGTACAAAATTTATTTAGATGCGAAGGCAATTATTTTGAAGTTAGAGCTAGTAATGGCGTTGGCATATACATTAGGCAGCAAAATAGCGAAATTGGAAGCCAAAACGTCATTCACTCTAACAATTTTATTAATAACAATTCAGCCAATACAAACACTATTGGAATTGTGACTGGCGCTAATGCAACATCCTTTGCTTGGCGAAATGATATTCAATACAACTTATTTAGAGGTTTTACTGGATTTGACATCGCACTTTTAGGCCAGCCAGGAAAAACAAACATAGCCAATAATCGTTGTGAATCTACAGACACTACAGCAAGTATTAAAATTGGTTCTGTTGGCGGAGGCCCTGTCACTGTTAGCCAAAACTGGTGTAAAAAGAATATTCAGGTTGATGATAGCTCCAACTTAACTGCTGGTACTTTGCTATTAAATCAAAATACCGAAAACGATACTTATCAAGCATGGCGGCAAACAGCCGCCCCCACTACAGGGACATGGCGTAAAGGCGACATTGTTTATAACTCAGATCCAGCAACTACTGAATATATTGGTTGGGTTTGTGTTGCGGCTGGAACCCCAGGCACATGGCTTGGTTTTGGACAAATAGCGTAAAGGAATAATTATGGCTGACGTAAAAATATCAGGTTTACCCGCATCAACCACACCTCTTGCTGGCACTGAAGTATTGCCGATTGTTCAAGGCACTACTACAAAACAAGTATCAGTAGCAAATTTAACTGCGGGGCGAGCGATTAGCGCAACTACCATTCAATCTACGGTTGCTACGGGAACTGCACCATTAACCGTTGCATCTACTACTGAAGTCGCTAATTTAAGGGCTGCTAACGCTACTTCTGCCGATACAGCAAATCAAGTTAAATCTAATGCTACTACTGGCGTATTGCAAATTGCTGGCCCCGCCGCCGCAGCTACACGGGTAATGACTACGCCCGACGCTAATTTTACGGTCGCTAGAACTGACACTGGTCAGACATTTACAGGAACTAATATTTTTGGTGATACTGGTTTTGGTGGTTCACCATCTTATAGAGTTCATGCAATTCAATCCGTTAACGGCACCGCTACTGTTGGTGTAACGAACTCAACCGCTGGAACTAGCTCTGTAGCACGATTCATTGCGATTAGCGATGCTGGCAACGTTGCTTTTGGAATGACTAGCTCGGCATACACCGATATTACTAATGCTCAAGACGCGGCTATCATAAGCGCAGGCAACGCTAGTGGCGGTTTAGTCATAGCGTTTGACGGTGTTCGTAAAGCGGCCATTGACACAAACGGTAGTTTTGTACCCGTTTCGGGCGCTGGCATCGACTTTTCTGCAAACACTCATGCTGCTGGGATGACTAGCGAAACGCTGACATGGTACGAAGAAGGTACTTGGACACCTACAGATCAATCTGGCGCAGGGTTAACTTTT